CGCCCATGTGCTGTTGTCGTTGCTGCCCTCAATGACGACAGTTCCGCCAGCGCCGAAGGTGCCGGTGACTTGAACGCACCGGTCGGCCCATGGGATCAATTCGACTGCGCTGCCGTCGGTGTTGGTGGTGGTCAGCGGCGTCCAGGTGAACATGGCAACGCTGCCGTCTCCTGCGATGTTGCCGTCGTTGGTAGGGGTGACTGTGGCCATTTCGTGGTCCTCTGCTTTGTGTGTGGTGGGCTATCCGAGTACGCCCATTCCGGGTACGGTGGAGCGCATGGAGGGCAATGTGTCGGTTCTCGGCACTGGCTTGGTCTTGGCAAAGCGCAGCATCATGATTGCGTACCTGGTGGCACTCATCAGGTCGTCGTCGATCTTGACGATCTTCCCTTCGTCGCGGTGGTACAGCCTGAATTCCTCAAACCAGTCGTTCAGGTGCCGGGCTACTTTCAGGCGGCCGGTCTGCATCCGGTCCAGCATTTCCATCAGGCCTGCCTCTACTCCATTGCCGCCTGTGCCTTCCTTCTCGCCTTTGGCTGGTGGGTGTGTGGCTTTGTCGGGCAGCATGTTCACGCCTTGCTTGCGGTACTGATCCGCCAAGGCTTCGCCAGAACCCCCCTTGTCGTGCTGCAGCCCATCATGGGGCCACGACACTGGAATCCAGTCGCCTTTTGCCCGGATGGTCGCGGCATGAATGATTGGCGTGGCCTCTCTCATTCGGTAGGCGTCGTACAAGTGAACCGTGTCGGTGTCCACGTCGTGCGCAATCCAGACGGTGGCAGTTGGGTGGTCCCAGCCAAAGTCCAAACCCGCAATCCGCTTCCAGTGCTTGGGGATTCGCGGCTGGTCTTCCTTCAGCAAGTCCTCGTCAATCGGGAAGATCCGGCCAGACCCCAGAGTTGGGATGCCTTTGGCCCGTGCTTCCCGCTCATGCGCCGGGTAGCCTGCAATGATTGCTTTGCGCTGTTCCGGCGTGTAGTGCTCGGCATCCTCGATGGTCATGGTGATGACCCTGGTTCCCGCCACCTTCTCGATCAGGAACCGCTTTACCACGTCCGACATGCCCAGCAAGGGCGTGAAGGTCAGCCAGACAATGCCCGATGTGGCGTTCGTCCGGGTCTTGCCTTCCACATAGATGTCCAGCGGCGGTTCTTCGTCGAACCAGACAAAGTTCAGGGTTTCGCCCTGCCACCGCTCCCGGCCTTGGTCGTAGGTCTTGAGTGTGATCCGGCTGGTGCCGCCCGAGACGTGCCGGACGGTGATCGACTCCACCAGGTCCGGCGTGCCGCCAGATGCCCGCTTGATGTCCACAATGTCGGCCTTTGGGATAGAGCCTGTGCCCCACGATCCCACTTGCCCCAGCAGCAAACGCTGAACGGTATCCCGCGTGCCCTGCCCTGTCACTGACCCGGCCCAAGCCGTGGTTTCCTTGGCGAACATGACGCCATCCCACCAATCGGGATAGCGGCCGGTCAAATGCATGGCGGCCTCAAAGGCGCCTGCCACTGTCTTGCCCAACTGGTTGCCCGCCATCAGCAGGCGCTCATGCACTCCCTCGTCTGCGCCAGCCGAATGGAACTCAATCTGCTTGGCGTAGGGTTTGTAGTCGGCCAGCTTGTTGCTGTTCAGCTCGGATGTGACCTCGGCCAGCAGTGCCTTTTTCTCGCTCTCCGTCAGGTTTTCCAGCCAGGCCAAGTCATCAGGGCTTCCCACTCAGTCGCTCCTGGATCATCTTCAGGGTCTTGCGGTCAACGCCTTCCAGCGGGCTGCGCTGCATGTTGTCAGCCTTGAACAGGCCCAGGTGCTTCATGGCCTGCTCCCGAGCGGTGTTCTTGTCCAGCCACTTCACCTTCTTGGTGTAGCCAGTCACCAGGCTCCGGCTTTCAGGGTCGCCCCGTTCTTCTGTGACCTCAAACCCGCTCAAAGCCTGGGCGGTGTCGTCGTCCAGTTCCGTGATTGCCTTGAGGTTGCCGTTCTGGTCGTACAACTTGCGCGGATCGAAATAAACTGCTTGCGCAAGGCTGCGAATGACGTTTTCTGTCGTCAACTCGTACTTTTGTGCAAGTTCCTTGCGTCTTTCGTCGAGCCTGTGGATAACTTTCGGATGTTTCAGGAGGTCACAGCCCTGTGAATGTGCGCTCTTTTCGCTGAATCCTGCGGCGATTGCGGCGTTTGTCGCGTTCCCACCGTTGGCCAAGTAAGCCTCAATGAATAAGACGCGGCGTTGTTCGGCTGCTGCCTGTGAACTTGAAGCCTTTACCTGCTTCTTCGCCGCTGTCTTCTTGGCTGGCATGGTCAGTTGACCCCGACAAGGCGCAGCTTCGGCGCTTCCAACTTGAAGGGTTCCTGGTCTTCCTGCGGTGCCCCGAGGGTGTTCATGTGCTCCATCAGGAGGATTGCCGCGCGGTGTGCCGGGCTGTTTGGTGCGGCTTCGCCGTGGAAGTTGGTGGTGAGCTTCACGCCGGCCAGGCCGTCGTCTTCCAGGGTCAGGGTTGCCTTCATACGCTGAAGGCCTCCGCAAAGCCCTTGGCTTCCTCGGCTTGGCCTTCGGCCATCTTGCCGTTGGCCTTGTAGATGTCCATGGCGGTCTTGATGGCTTCCTGGAAGTCGCCAACGGGTTGCATGGATTCCTTCTCCATGCCGGCCGCCTGGGCGCCTTCTTCTTCGGCAGCCTCGTATTCAGCGGTTTCCACGCCCACGCTGATCTGGCCGTCGGCTCCCACGTAAATGCAGATTTCGTAGCCGCCTGTGGGGGCGCCTTCTTCCTGCATGGGCTCTTGCATCGCGGGTTGTTGGGGCATCATGGTTGCCATGGCGGTCTTTCAGTGGGGTTGTGGGGGCGTGCACACGTCTTTGACGTAGTTCTGCAGGCCTACGAGCTTTGTTTCCAGTCGGTCAGCTTGCCCCGCCAGTTCTGCAAGAGCAGTCGCACAATGTCCGAGTAACTCCCGCTCAAGTCTTCCGGCTCCATCAGCTCGGGCGGGGGTGGCGGGATCTGCGGGGGTTTCACGGGTTCCGCGGGCGGCGAGGTCGTTGCGCAGGCCGTCAAGCTCAGACTGAGCGCCAGCAGCAGCGGCTTGAGCGCGTTTCTTTTCGGCTGCATAGCGTTCCTCGACTTTCTGTCTGGCGGTCAGCAGTTCCTGTTCCTTGGCTCGGGCGGCTTGTTCCGCCTGAAGTGCCTTGGTTGTGCGCTCTGCGATGTCTCGGTCCCAATCTGCCCTGACTGTCGCCTTACCGGTGCGGTAGGCCATGGCGTGACTGGCGGCCAGAGCGATTGCCAGGGCGATGCCGGCCCACAGGCGCCAGTTCAGCAGGGCGAACATGGAGACTCAACAAACCGAAACGAATCAACCCGCCCGATTTCTCCTGCCAGCAGGCTTCTCTGTTCGCAGCCCAAAATTCGGTCCACTCTGCGCCACGGGCTGGGCGGCTCCATGCTGGCCATGCGCAATTTGCGGCGCGCCCGCATGCTTTTGGCGCGCTTGAATACGGGCTTTTTCCGGTTTGAAACCCAGTCGCCAAACACTGCCTCGCCGGCCATTTCCGAGTGGGAAAAGATCATGCTCATGCCGGCGCCTCGCAGTTCACGCCGTTTCCACCGGGTTGACAACTTCCAGGGTGACGGTTTCCCCGCCGGCCAAGGCGTTGCGCACGATCTCTTTCACCAACTTGACAGCCGGGCCACTGGTTCCGCCCACGATGCCGCCTGCGTTGACGGCCATTCCCAGCAAGGGACACCCCTCGGTGTCGGCCTCGGTGTTGCCGGCGTGCATGCGGATTGCGGTGAAGCCGGGCACGTCGTTCACGGTCAGGGTGTCGGGGCCGAAGCGCCCGCTGTGCTCCAGCGTCACGATGTAGGCCCGGCCGGCGTAGCCGCTGCTGGGAATGGCGGTGTTGGCCTTGATCTTCCAGTCGGTCACGTCCACGCCAGGCTGTTCGCGGGTTTCGTCTTCCAGCGTGTAGCAGATGAAGGCGCCGTCGGCAAAGAGCTTGCCGAAAGTCCTCGCGCCGGTGCTGTGGGTACGCTGGAGGATCAGTTTCATGCGGTCGCTCCTTGATTCACTTCACCCTCATCAGCATGGGCCGGTCAGGTTCTTCGCTGGCCGGCTGTTGCTTTCCTCGGGGGCTTTTCGTTCTTGGCTCAATTTGTGCCCAGTCGCGGCGCAGAACAGGGCCAGAGCCCAGATCAGCAGTTCCACGGGACCGGGTAGCGGTGTTTGGTTGGCGTACCAGCCGGTGCCCACGGCGCCGACGCAGCCCACGCCCAGGGCAATCCGCTGGGGCAAGGTGTCGGTGAACTTGTGGCTCCAGACGGCCGCAACGCAAAAAACCGCGACCAGTCCGCAGGCGATCGGGGTCACGAAGTTCATTTCCCGGCTCCCCGGGCGCCGAAGACCTTGGTAATGGCTGCGCTCCAGACCTCGGCAATTGGGGTGGCCTGGATGGCTTCCCAGACTTTTGCGCATACCGTCATGCCGAACAGGCCCAGCAGGAACCCGCTGAGTCCTTCGGGGAGCCCGGCTTTGGCTGCCGCCCATGGGGCGGCGTAATAACTGACCACCGAACCACCGATGGCCATAGCCACACGTTCGTGCCATGTGCCCTTGAGAAAGGCAAGGCTGGCGCAAGCACCAACGGCGCCCGCGAGTTTGGTCAGAGCGGCGTCAATGTCGAGCATTCGGCGTCCTCTGCAAATAGAAAAGCCCACCGGCATTGCTGCTGGCGGGCTGTGAAAGGCTGCCGAGGCAGCCCGGAGACATTGGGGGTCCGCCAAAGAAAAAGCCGCCCGGGTAGAGCGGCTGATTCCGATAGCTTTCGCCATCTCGTTGACAAGACGTGATTGAATCTTACTATCGGTTCAGGCAAAAGACAAGACGTAGGTATTGACTTACCTACGTCCGATTCTTTTCCCTGCGTTTGTCCTGACGGGGGAGGCTTTCGCCTCTGGAATCATCTTGTTCAGCACCATGTACTTGTTACCGGGCGCTCCTTACGGGAGCCACTCGCCTACCGCGTGAGCGGTGTCGTAACCTCTTAGCCCGTATCGCCGTCTTCCATGGACCACGGCCAGCCGTCTTGTCAGTAAAGCTGCCACAGGTTCGCCTGTAGTCGCCCGCCTCTTTTCCGCGTGGTATCAGCGGGATACCCTTGATTTCTACGGCTCGGTTGACCGCCTGGAGAGCAATAGTTTCTATCTATTGAGTGCCTGGATTTAATAGGGTGCGGCCTTGGTCGGCCCCGGTCCTGACTTGAAAACAGGACGAACTCGACCAGAATCCGCTGCGGCTGATTGCCCCGGGCCGTTGGCCCACTCATACCGCTGGGGCCAGCGCGGCGCTTCCCCAGGGGAGGAGACGGAAGCTGATGCGCTGGGTTTTGTGGGGTTCGGAATGCAAAAAGCCCGCGTTGTGCGGGCTTCTCGGAATCTTTGGGGGTGGCTATTGCCCTTGAACTGGACGCGCTGGAAAGTCTAGATTAACCAGAATCCCCTTCCGTCCGGCTTCAAACTTGGTCCCAAAGAAAAAGATCAGCTTTGACTCAATCTCCAAGGCTTCTTGCTCGGTCAGATCTTGGCGGATCAAATGGACGATTTCACTATCGGCAACACCCTGGTCGCGCAACTGCTTCAGCTCAACGCCGTGCCCCTCGTTTCTGGCCAATTGCCAAGCTCTCTGACCGCAGCCTTTGCCTATATAAAACGGCAATCCTGGCATGTACAGCTTGAATTCACCGCCTTTGATTACCGCTCGCTTTCGAGGGTTGATATGGGCATAGACATAAAAGCGGCGCTCGTCGCTCCCTACTGGAAAAAGATGACTCCAGTCCTCTGCCATGATGGCGTCCAACTGTGCAAGCCTCTCTTTGAAGCTTTTTTCGTCTGGCCGCTTGACCCCACGGCCAAACATTCCGCCGCCCACTGGGGCCTTCTGAAATTCCTCTACGTTACTTCCATACCCGCGCTTACTAAGCTCCTTGCGCAGATTCTCCCGCATCATCAGGAGCACGTCGGTAGGAAGATGCTTGTAAGGCAACCGGCTGATTTCGGCAAAGCTCATTCTTCACTCTCCCGGTCAAGGGAAACTGCCAACTCAGCAGTTTTGGGAATAGCTCCGCCATCAGGGGTTTCGGCCAAACTTTGTCTTGTAACCGACTGAAGCCCAGCCGGCCGATATATTGGCTTGCCCGCATTATGCTCAATTTTTGGGCAGTTGCAAGGGTTTGCCGCAGTACGGGCAGAATTTCAGCGGCTTGTCGATCAGGCGCCCAATGTACCAATGCCCCTCGTTGTCGTTGTCTATGGCTTGGCTACAGCCATCGTCTGCGGTGCCGCCCTCGGTCGCGCGCTGGAAGTCTGGGCAAGTGCAGGGGTCGCGCACTGGCTTTGTCGGCAAAGGCTCATTCAGCCATACCCGGATTTCTTCCGCCGATTTTGCTCCTAAGTTGAGCACGTCTTTAAGTTTGTTGGCCCTATAGGCTTGCAGGATCTCCTGTCTGGTTTCCAGCCCGGCGCCAAGCAGTGTGTTTTTTGCGCGCACGGTTAACCCGTGCAACGGGGGTGGGTTGGCCATTTCTAGCTCTTTGCGATGCTCACTCGCAATAATTGCGCTAATCCGCGTGGCAGATAGCCCATACGCTTTCGCAAGGTGTGCCTTTTTGGCGCCACAGCGATACTTGCTCAATATTTGTTTTCGGTCTTCGGCGGTCGTCATCACAGCTCCAATCTCGGCGCCAACTTGCGCATTGCTGCCGGCCCGGCCTTGCCCGACTCGCGCGCCAGCTCGGCCGCCATCCATCGTACAAGCTCCCGGTGTGCTTCCGGGAATTGCGTCTCCAGGATGATTTTGCCCATCCCTGCACAGGTCGGGCAGGCCCGCTCACTGAGCATCGGCGCACCAGGTGCCAGCAGGTAGCCATGCCCTCCACAAGGCTTGCAGGTTCCGTCTCTGTACCATGCAAGGCAGGCCTTGGCCATGTCGGCGCACTGCAGCCGGGAAATCTTGGTTTCGATCCTGAAGCTGTACTCAAAGGCTTGCTGGGCGAGGATGGCCGCGATGACGTTTGCCGCGGTGCTGTCGCCGGCAAACAGGCGCTCCAGAGCCACGGCCATGGGGACTTGGCGGCTGGCCCAGCCCATGGCGGCCAGAACATCGGTGTCGCTCATCGTGGTTCTGGGGTCAACGGTCAGGCTGTGGCTGTCGACGGCGCTGGCGTAGCGGTCGGTGATTCTCATGCTGCTTTCCTTTTGCTGTCGTTCATAGCAACCAGACCGGCAAACGGATTGCTTCGGTCCACCCATGTGCGGTTTCTGCGGACGTGGCTCACAGTGGATTTGCACACGCCAAGTTCTGCGGCGACAACGATTCCCTCTCGCGGGTCGTTCCTGATCTGCCGGGCCAGTTCCATGGTCAGCTTGGCCTTTGCCCGTGCCGCTTTGGCGCTGGTCGCGCTGCGGTGGGCTCGCACGTCCGGGCGGCTCTGCGCTGCTTTGGACACTTGAGCCTTGGTCGCCAGCGCAAGATGCTCAATGCACCCGGCATGTCCACAGGTGACGATGACCTGTTTCCCCTCGGGGATCTTCCCTTTGCGCAGCTCCCAGACCACGCGGCGCGCGCTCATGCCGCCGTTACCGTTCTTCACCTTGGGGATGCCCTTGCCGTTGTCGCTGCCCATCCAGATCAGGCAATCGCCATCCTCGGTTGTCCTGGCGCGGAGTGATTCGAGGGTGTGTTTCATGCTGCTGCCAGTGCCCAAACGCTGTTCCGGTTGGCAAATGCTGCGGTGATCCGCTCCCTTGCGGCGGGTATGCGGTACACAGCAGGCGCCCGGCCTTTTCCACGCCCCAAGGCTTGAGCGGGTTTGTAGGTTTCCAGCCTGCCCAGATACTTGGCGTTGTTCATGGCCTTCAAGGCTTGCTCGTAGGTAATGCCCAGGCTGGCGGCGATCTGTACGCCATCGGCGGGGCCGTGCAGGCTGATGTAATCCACACAATCAGTCGTGATGCTCACTCTGTTTTGCTCCTGTTCAGAAGAACTTGCGTTCTTGTTCCATGCGGCGCAGCGCGGCCAACGGGGTTTCGTTCGGCAGCATGTCGTAGCTGCACCCTAAAACGCCACCTTTCCATGAACCGCTGCGCTCGCCAACTTCTTCAGAAAAATTGATATTGATGTACTGGCTTTCGCGCTTGTACGGCAACCATGGGCGCGTCCATAGCCGTCTTTCTGGCTTGATGGTGGCCGTTCGCTCCTGCACTTCGCCAGATCGGAGGTTGTATCGGTAGGCGTGTGTCTCAGGTTCGCCCAACACTTCGTGAAGCCGGTGCCGCCATCCCCAAGGCATTTGAATGACCTTCATCGGGTCGCTTCGTTTGCCATGGCATTTACCCCAGTGAAGGTGCATGCCGTCTTGAAAGAAACTAAACCCGTAGGTCGGCCCTGAGCATTGATAGTCGTCAGGCACCACCCAGCGCCACGGGAAAGAAAACGCCAGGGTGAACAAGCCAAAGCCCAGCCGTACCCATGCGCGGCGGTGATCGTGCCAGTCAGACGGGAATTCGATTTCAGCTTTCAGGCCACGCAGCCCAAAAACAAGATAGGCGACTTCAAGCCAATCCCACCAGACCCTGACCAAATAGCCCTTGTATTCCCGCTCTGTCTTGATTCTCAGTTTCATCTCTTTTGCTCCTGTTTTGATAGCTACTCATGCAGTAACGGCGAGGGCTGGAGGCCATTTCGGCAGGTTTTCCGGCCAATTTCCTGCGGCTTCAATGGCTCGGCGGGTGTCTGCGCCCCAAACGGGCTCCAGTTCCCGCCTGACTGCCTTGCTGAAAAGGGCGCCCTGGTCGAACTGGGGATGGCACCCGCGCCGGCCCGGGGAGTCGGCACAAAGGGGGAAGCACTCCCTATCGTCAGTCTTGATGCCCTGTCCCTTGCCGGTGTTCGGGTGGGCGGCTTGGCTCTGGCCAAAGATCCCGCACACCTTGCAGGGCAGCTTGGCAACCAGTCGCCTGTAGCCTTCATGCTCGATGGCGTTCTCCTTGGCGATCGGGCGCCCGCTGGTCCCACCTGAGTACGTGCCGCGCCTCAGAGGCGATATGGGAAATCCCATATCGCTCGGTTCGCGGTCGCGCATGCGGAGTGGTGGGGTCCAGCGGGAGCCGAAGGCCATGGGTCAGCAGGGAATGGACTTGATCAGCGCGCCGGTCAGCATCACGACAAACTTCTGGCCGCTCTCGTCCTTCAGCACCAGGTCAACCGTCG